AGCTACTTTCATGTTCCATCCTTGTTCTTTGCCTTTTGTAGAATTCATTACTGCAACTGCAGCTGACTTTCGATCAGTAATATTTTGCCAATCTTTTATGTTATTAAATATTGGTTGATATTGTTCTGTTGCGAGAATAATATCTTTAACTGTATTCTTAGATTGGTTAAAGTTTGCACCATATTTATTGGAAGCTTGAAGTCTATTGTAAATTGACTGTGCAACATCTGCTCTTCCTTGTGGAGTAATATCTTCTAGAGCAGAAATTGCAAGTAAAGAATTATAATCTGCAGCACTTAATTTTGGTCCAATTACTCCACCATCTTTTGCTAATTGAATATTGTTTGCAAACTTTTGTCTTCTACCAGAAACAAACTGATAAACATCAAAACCTGTTTTTCCTTTTATAGTTTTTGCATCTTCTGGAGTTAGCACAACTTCTCCTGGTCTTGCTGCAACCAATTGTGTATCTGGGCCAGCACCAGTAATTTTTAATCCAGAATCACTAGTGATTTGCTGACTTCCATCTGATGCAATTTGGTCCAGTCTTATTGCTTCCTGCTGACCTGGATTAAGTCGTTTAATCATGCCACCATTACTAAATGCCGCAGAAGGAGGCATAATTAATGGTTTGATTTTTGGTTCTTGTTCTTTCTTTTGTACTTCTGGTTTTATTTTTGTGAAATTTTTCTCTTCTTCTTTTGGTTTAATAAGCTGATATGCTCCATAAGCAGCACCAACTGCCAAACCAGTATATAAAGAACCCTTTGCGAAATTCTTGAGCAATTTAAGTAATCCAGGTATTCCTATGGCACGAATATACTTTCCTAGATTAATTGCTAAACCAACTGTAGATCTTATGAATTTGCCAAATCGAGTTCCAAATAAAATAAATGTACCAAGAAGTGCTGGCCACCAATCTTTAAAAAATCTCTTTAAAGATTCTATCTTGTCTTTATTTTTCGGATCTGATGCCCACTTGATTAGTTCTGTGAACGCTTTTCCAAGTAAAGTATAAAAGATAAAATCAAAAATTTTATCTAATATTCCCTTAACAGGAGACATTACTTTTTGAAAAGATTCGAATGTTTTTTTTCCTGATTTTTCTAATGCAGACTCCGCTTCTTGTCGTTTTCTTTGCTCTTGAGTGACTCTTTGTGTTCTTATAGTTCTTGTAGTAGTTGCTTGTTGTCTTGTAAGACTTTCTAATATATTATCTACAGATTTTTGAATTTTTAAAAGTATTTGAACTATAGGATTATTTCTACTACCACCAGTAGTAACTATTCTTCCTCTTGGGCGAATTGGTGGCTGATTTCCGCCTGCTGAGGATTGTGATCTTCTTGATGTTCCTCCTCCAATAGTTACTCTACGACCTCTGACAAAAGTTCGTGCCGAAGCAGCAGATCGTGTTCTTGTTGGTGCCTGTCTAGATTGTTTGTCAATTTCTTCAAAGGCATAATCTAATACCTTTTCTAATTTTACAATCTTATCATTTAGTTTTACTTCTACTTCATCTAATTTATTGCTCAATTCCTCACAACAATCGTCGTCATCATCTTGTGATGGAGATTTGGCTACCGTTCTTATTCGTTGACGTGGTGTTGGTTTTTTCTGATTCGTTGGTGCTTTGGGTGGACGTTTAGATCTTTGTGGTTTTTTATTTTTCTTTTCTTCTTTTTGGTATGCTTCTACTTCTTTGAGTACTTTCTCATGAACATCACCGAAGTCTCCTTCCATTGAGTCGTCTTCAAATTGTTGATAATTCGAAAATGGCTCATCATCATTAGGATTAGTTTCCGCATACCACTTAACTGCATAATAATACAGTTCTGGATCAGCAATTTCATTGATCCCTAAATTTCTAGCAAAAATTATGGCATGGTTTTTTGGCCTATTTCTAGGGAACTTTATACTACCAATAGACCATTTCTTTGCCATTTACTTTATTGAGTTGCTTTCTTTGCTTTTGCTTCTTCCTCTTCCAAATGTTGATTTAATAATGCCACGTAGATGTCTCGCTCCCATGGCATTAAATTTTCAATCTCAGTTAATGAATATTTATGATACTGAATTAAGGCAAAATTCAACTTGAAATAATTTTCAAGATCCATATGACACATGCCCATCAAAAAAAACTAGATAACCCTTCAAGAACGACTTCTGATTCTTCTTTTGTTTTAGGATTTGTGACTTGAATTGTATGAGAAAGTTTAGGCATAGTTTCGAAAAACTTCTCAATTTGTTTAAACTGAGAAGAATTCATTTGATCTAAAAATTCAATGATTTCTTTTTTTGTAACATCACTAGATGTCCAAACCTCTTCTTCAGTATAAATTTTATCGACGCAATCGGCAATCATTTCAAACGATTGTTCTGTTGCATTTTCATTTGAAAAATCAAAATTGTTCTTGATGAATTGCTCAAGTGATGGATATCTCATTTCCATCATAATGGAATCATCAATCTTAATTTTATTAGTATGCTCTCCATTTTTTTGCACTTTAATATCATCAATATTAATGGTTACTGGAACAGTCGTTTCTCCATCATCAGGACAGATGATAGATAGCTCTACTTCTTCTCCAACTGACTTGGCACGAATATTTAAGAACAAATATTCGATATCAAAAGTTGGAAGAGTTTCTACTTTAATTCCTTTTGTTTCAATACAATTTTTAATTACAGTTTTAATTGCAGTTGTAATTTGTTTTGTATCTTCAGATTCTAGGGCTAAAAGAAGAAGTTTTTCTTCTTTTACTAGGAATGGTCTATACTTTATTGTCTGTCCGCTAGATGGCAAATCTAGATCAAAAACTGGTGTTGCAATTTTAGGTAATGGCATATTATAAGAATAATATTAAATTCGTTTGATTATTTATTTATGTAATTTATTGTTGGGCCAATCCATTAAAAAATTGTTGGTCCGTACCAAATGCAGGCCCAAACTTTTTAGCCTGAGTTAATTTTGGATTTGGAGGTGCAATCTCAACATTGTTTTCGGAAGTGATGACATAACGAATATAAGAAAATGAAACCGTACACTTTAAAAGTTGAGAAGATTCGTAGGACACAGGCATAGACATAATTGAAAGCGGATATGCCTGTATAAAATTATATGTCAAACAATCACTCTTTTTTGCGGTATAAATATCCCCCTGAATTCTACCATAATCTCTTTCAAACTTCTTTAAAAATATTGATGTCCTATATCCAGTGTCAATATCTTTATTGTCTCCTTTTCCATCTGGGTAGTTTACTCTATACGAATAGGATAAAGCTTTCATTCCACCAGCATCTTTTTCGGTATATTGTTCATCTACAATATACTGCATCCATACCTCAAAAAATTTAATAACTTCATAATCATGATCAACATAAAATGTAAAGTCTGCACGATCATCATATACTCTTCGATATGGAATTTTTTCCATCACCCCTGTATAATCTGTAACATCATGAGTATATAAAGTAGATCCAGGAAGAGTAGCATCGCAACAAGATAATGATATCAATTCTGGTATTTCAATAAAATTTTTTTGTGTATTATTTACAGAAAAAGCTTTTTGTTTTTCTCTATAAAATTTAAGAACTGATGGGGGCAAATTAAACTGACACTCAAAATGAGAAGTTAAAGCTGGCCTCATTAGCTTTGACTTTATATCACTCATACTATATGGATTAGGTGGTGTAACTGCCATTTATAAATATTCTTAACCTTATGTATTATTTAGAGCGTGGCGAAGAATTATATACAAGGATTTTATTCCCCAATAAATCCAAACAAATATGCTGGCAATGCAAAACAAATTGTATATCGTTCGTCTTATGAATTAAGAGCTTTTAAGTGGTGCGACTTATCAGAAAATATTATCTCATGGGGATCCGAAGAAGGTTGGGTGCCATATAGAAATCCAGTTACTGGGAAAGTGCATCGTTATTTTCCAGATCTATTTGTCAAAATCAGAGAGTCTAGTGGAGATATAAAAAAATATCTGATAGAAATCAAGCCAAAGAGACAAACAATCCCACCAAATCCTACCCCAAAGAAAAAAACAAAAACTTGGTTAAACGAAATGAAAACATATCAAATCAATCAAGCGAAGTGGGAAGCAGCAGAGAAATTTTGCCAAGAAAATGGAATTATATTCAAGATAATCACGGAATCAGAATTAGGGTTGTAGAAATGTTCAAGCCTTTAAGTAATCAAGCTAGAAGATTGTGGACTATATTTGGAATAATTAGAGTTTGGTTTTCTAAACTAACAAAAGCAACGGAAAGAAGTTTACAGAGAGAAGAGCAAGAAATAATATACGAAGAACAAAAAATCAGAAAAGTAGAAGCAAAAGGATATGTATTTAATGAACTAGAAAAAAGGAAAAAAAATTTAGAAAGAAAAAAAGAAGAATTCTATACTTTTAAAAATTTAATCAACAATCTTCCTAAAAACCAATCACCAAATTTTTATTTTAATGCTTTAGTAGACATTCTCGCAAGAATGGGTAGAGCAGAAGAAACAGTCGAAATTGGAAAAATATACACATTCAAATACATCGCAATAACAGAAGATAAATGGTATGATGTGCATCCGGTCAGTTTGATTATTCAAAAAGGAAGAGATTATTATAAAGGAGTGAATTATCACTGGGAAAGAAGACCAGAATACGTCGAAAGTCCTATTAGAACTTACAATTATTCAAGAATTCAATCTAGATTTTATAGAATAAAACAAGAAGAACTTGAGTATGTTCTCAAAGTTCCATCTTTTTATCCAGTGTTTATCAATCGAAGATAAATAAATAAAAAACTACAATAAATGTCTCATACTCTACGAAAAATTGAGATGATATTATCCCTTATGTGGAGGGATTTCTGATGGCTCGTAAATTCATTTATAGTAACCCAATTGTAAATAAACTCCCTGGAAGTAATCAAAATTATTATCTTAGAACAGTAACTAGTTATGAAGTTGATGGAAATGGAAAGCCGATTGATGGTTCTTCAGAAACTTATGTATATTATGCTGTAATAGCTAATGCAAGATGGCAATCAGGAACTGAAGATTCATATAATTTTAATCAAAATGCTTGGTTATTAGCTGCAAAAACGAAAGATAAAGGAGCCACGTATGAATATTATAATTACAGTCAAGAAGATAAAGATGCTAGGAAAATACCTTTAGGTCAAGAAGTAGGAAACCCAATTTTAGGTGCTACGGCACAACAATCATTAAGTTCTCCAGGTGGTATATTTTATAATGGAGTACAAAATGCTCTCATTAATACAGCAGTAAACACTCAACCTGGACTTGCACAAGTAGTGTCAACTAAGCAACAGAATGTAGTCCAACAGCAAGTTGCAGCAGCTGAAAGAACAGCAGCAGAAGAAAATTCTTCTTTTTCTATAGAAGATATTTCTAACCTCAACTTCCAAATAGATGCAGTAAAAGCTAGAAAAATATCTAGAGATTTGAGATATCCAGAAAAGTATCAAAGAGGAATGGATTATATCCAGTTTAGAATTTATGAATATAAATCACAACAATTTAATAAAGAAACATATACTGTAAGATCTAGTGAAAGATCTAGTGATTTAGAAGAGTCAAAAGGTACGATATATCTTCCAGTCCAACCAACAATTATGGATACGAATACAGTTAGTTGGGGAGATGATCAATTTAATATACTACAGATGATAGGTTCTGGAGTAGCATTAGATGGAATGAATGGAACTAGTTTAGACTCAATATTAAACCAATTTGCAAACACAATCGGATCCAATAAAGAGGGACAAGCAATAGATCCAAATATAGCCACTGCTATTAAAACATATCTCACAAAAATGGCAGTAAGTTCGAATAATAACTTACTATCCAGATTAACAGGTGCTGTTACAAATCCTAATTTACTCTTGTTATTTAATTCTCCTGATTTAAGAAACTTTAATTTTACTTTTAAATTGACTCCTAGAACCGCAAGTGAAGGAACAGTGGTAAGAAAAATCATAAGAGCCTTCAAAGAATATATGGCAGTTCAAAAAACTCCAGGAAATTTGTTTCTAGAAGCTCCTTGTATATTTAAAATAAGATATATTAGAGGAGTTGATAGATTTAATGAGAATCAAGATCTCGATCATCCAGGTTTAAATAGAATTAAAACATGTGCATTAAGAAATTTTAGTGTAAATTATACTCCGGCAGGTTCTTACATGACATATAATGATGGAGCAGGTACTATGACCTCTTATGATTTAACAATGTCATTCACTGAACTAGAACCAGTATATTCTAGTGATTATTATGATAACGAAAAGGATACATTTACAATACCAGAAGATCACATAGGATACTAAAATGGCATCATACTTTCGCGGAATACCAAATTTTGATTACGTTAGTCGTTTACCAGACGCTAAAATTTCTGATTACATCACAGTCAAAAATCTTTTTAAACGTGGAAAACTTCGTGAAGATATTTTTGGAAATCTTCAATACTTCACAAAATATAAAATCATTGGTGATGAAAGGCCAGATAATGTCGCATATAAAGTCTATGGAGATGAAACACTAGATTGGGTAATTTTACTTTCAAATAATATTTTGAATATTCAAACTGAATGGCCATTGCCACAATCAGCATTTGATAAGATTTTATTAGAAAGATATGGTTCTTATGATAATTTATATAACGGAATACATCATCATGAGACTAAAGAATTAAAATCTGAATCTGGTGCAGTTTTATTGAAAGAAGGTTTGATCATAAGCGATACATGGTGTGATGGGGGAAATTTCATTCAAGGAATACAAAGAAAAATAACTTACATTGAACAATCCTTCAATGACAATTCAATTTATATTAGACTAGATAATCCAATAGTAGGACTTAGAGTAGGAAATACCATAACAGTGTCAAACATGTATAATAACAATTTCAATGGAGAATATGAAGTTGTGCAGTTAGTTTTCAATTCTGATGGCAATATTTCTTCATTGGTATGTAAAAATGATATTGCCAGAGACGAAATTTTACCTTCATTATATGGCACTGAAAAAATGGAATACATTCCGTACAAAGAAATATCAGAAGGAAATTTATATTATTATCAGTATTTTGACTCTACCTTAAAT